GTTGAGTTCATAAAGAAAAGGGAAACTGAAAAGGCTGAAATTAGGAAAGCACTTAAAACGAGGTTTGATGCTGATATTGATAAAATAAACACTGAAACACAGAATAAGGATTATGAAAAAGAAGTAGCCGCTGGTGAAAAAAGGTTAAGGTTATTGGAATTACAAGGGCAATCTTTAATTCAGGGAACAAAAAGTTATTTTGCGAATAGAAGGGCTATTTTAGATGAAACTGAAAAACAGGAATTAGACAAGTTAAAACAAGAATTAGAAAAAAATAAACTTACAAGGGAAGAGTACGAGAAGGCTGTAACCGCAACAGAAGCAAAATATATTGCCGCACGTAAAGACCTTAAACAACAGGAACTAGCGGCAATAGGTAGGGTTATTTCACAAACAATAGACGCGTTTGCTAGTTTAACAGGTGCCTTGGCAGGAAACCTTGATGAAGAAGCAAAAACAAGTGAAAAAGCGTTTGAGAAAAGAAAGAAACTACAAATAGCAACTGCCATTATGTCTGCCGCTTCGGGGGCGGTTCAAATCTTAACACAACCATCTACCATACCTTCCCCTGGTGATTGGATTGTTAAAGGTATAAATGTTTTAGCCTTGGGTATTGCTACAAAAACCAATATTGATAAAATTAAGGCAACCAAGTTTGAGGGTGGTGGTAGTAGTTCCCCACAACCAGCACCTTATAGTGTTACAGCGAACAGGGCTTCGGGTGGAATTGTAACAGGGGCAGGAACATCTACAAGTGATAGTATAAATGCTAGGTTAAGTAATGGTGAGTACGTCGTAAATGCTAGGGCTACAAGTTCCTTCTTACCTTTATTGAATACTATAAATGATGCTGGCCTTCAACCAAGGTTCGCGAACGGGGGTTTATTTACAGCAGACCAAGGGGGTAATTTCGTAGCAGAAAACATTACACGTGCTATACAAGATGGTATGGATAGACCTGTTAAAACTTATGTAGTTGGAACAGAAATGTCTAGCCAGCAGCAGTTTGATAGAACAATTAAATCACGTTCCATTATTTAATTAGTGGAAAAAACTATAATACAATATATTTACTGATATGGATACTAAAATTGTTGAACTTTTCATAGAGGATATGGAAGATGAAAGTGGTATTGAAGCCATTTCATTAGTTTCAAGACCAGCCCACGATGAAACTTGGTTGGCTTTTAACCACGAAGAAGTGGTTGAAAAAATTGAACCCCCTTATAGAATATGCGAAGATGACTTTTGCCAACACAACACTAAATTAGACGAATTAGGGGAGCCTTATAGCGAATTGGTAGAACAGGGTTGGGAAATCGTTAGAGTGGAAAAAATGACCCCTTCTGTGGTTTATAAGATGAACCAGGAAAGGTTCAGCAACCCCAACGCAGAAAGCCCTGCCTTAGACAAGGAAAATTACAGAATTAGATACAAGTATATCGGCCCAAGGGACGAAAAAAACAGAAAGTTCTGTGCTGATATGCTTTCCAAGAATAGGGTTTATAGAATTGAAGACATAGACCAACTTACCGATAGTGTAGCAAACCCTGATTTCGGGTTTTATTCAATCTTTATGTGGAGGGGTTCGTTCAACTGCCGTCACGTATGGGTTCGTTTAATATACAAGAAACAAGGTTCAATTATAAATAACGCTTCAAGTAAGAAGGGTTTAATTGAAGAACAAGGTTTAGGCCCAAATATTCAACCTGATACAAGAACTAACGATACAATAGAAGCCGCAAATACAGGAACAAGGGCAAACGGGCAACCAATAGACCAATGGAAACCTGGTGTTCCAAGGCAAGGTAAGTTCGCCGAAGGTGAAGGTTTGGAAAACGCTTGTTGGGACGGCTATGAGCCTTACGGAACAAAATTATTAGATGGTAGGGAAGTGCCGAATTGTGTTCCTGTGGAACAAGCGATGGAACTATTTTTAGAAGAAGAAACCTCTTTTGATGATTACCCTGAAAGTGCTAGAAATAATGCTTGTAAAGCCTTAAAATGGAGAGAAGAACACGGGGACGAAGTAAAAGGTATGACCCAAGTTGGTTGGATTAGAGCGAACCAATTATGTAAAGGAAAAAAAATATCAAAGGAAACTATTGGCAGAATGTCTGGTTTCCAAAGACATAGAAAAAATGCCGAAGTGGCACCTGAATTGAAGAGTACTCCTTGGAAAGACGCAGGTTATGTTGCTTGGTTAGGTTGGGGTGGTGAAACAGGAATTAGTTGGGCTGAAAAAAAATTGGCTTCGTTACAGAAAATGTCTTCACAAGAAAAGATGTTATTTTATGATGATGATAAACGTGTATTAGTTGGTGCCGCTATGGTGCCGAACAAAATGATACACCGCTACGACGAACTTGGTAATTTATACTATGTATTCTTTTCCAAGGCAACCATTAAAAAAATGGCAGATAAGTTCTTGAAACAAAAAAGAACTGACGAAACAAATATAGAACACGACGGGTTAAAACTTGGAAGTGATAAAGTTTATATTACTGAAAGTTGGGTTAGTGAAGACCCAATTAAAGACAAGTCAGCAGCCTATGGGTTTAATCTACCTACGGGAACGTGGTATGTTAGTATGAAGGTTGAAGACCCTAAAATATGGAAACTTATTAAATCTAAAATACTTACAGGGTTTTCAGTTGAAGGTCTTTTTGCTGAAAAATCCATATTTTCTTCACAAGAAAAAACAATAAACAAAATAAAAGACATACTAAAATCAATTACAGATGAATAGTAAAAAAGCAGTTGAAAGTATAATGAAAGTTCTAGGTTTAACTCCTCAAAAGTTCTATGAAAGCAAAACCGAACAAGGTTTAGCAATCAAGATGGAAGGGGAATTAGAAGTAGGGCAGAAAGTATATGTAGCAACAGAAGAAGGTCTTATTCCAGCACCTCCAGGGGTTCATAAGTTAGAAGACGGAACGGCATTAGAAGTAGATGATGAGGGAAACCTTACAAAAATTGATATGACCGGTTTTGAGAAAACTATGGACGAAAAGAAGGAAGAAGAAATAGACAAAAAAGCGATTAAAGACGAAACTATGGGTGAAAAGTTTGGTGATGTAAAACTTGTAGATGGTTCAATAATGCGTGTTGGTGGTGACGAACCAAGTGTAGGTTTAAGAGTTAGAAAAATCTCTTATGACGGAACACTTGACGCTATGACTGACGGTGATTATGAAACTGATGATGGAAAAGTTATTTCTATCGTTGGTGGTTCTATCCAAGGGGTTCAATCAAAGGCAGACTACGAAAAAAGAAAGACTGGTTTTACCATCGCAGAAACACCCGAAGGTGTTAAGGTGGAAAGCCCTACTTTTGATGTAGGTGAGGACATTTATGTTCTTGATGGCGATGAAAAGAAAATGGCACCAGATGGCGAACACCAAGTAGTTCTTAAAGATGAAAGCGGTAATGAAACTAAAATCAGGGTTATTTCCAAGGACGGAAAAATTGTTGAACGTGAAAACGTAGAACAAGAAGATATGGAAAAAACTATGATGGAAATTGCCGAACAATTCCAAAAAGCACTTACCAAGTTTGAGTCAAAAATTGATTTAATTTCACAAAAACAAAAAGAGTTGGAAACAAAGTTTTCCAAGTTCAGTAATGAACCTGCGGGTTCAAGAGTATTTACTCAAAAAACAATAAACGAAACACAAAATCCCCTTACAACTAAATACGAAGGTTTTAGAAAATTAAGGCAAGATTTGGGTGTAAAATAAAATTATTAAAATGAAAAACAAACTATCAAAACTAGATTTTAACTTTGATTTAGGTGGGTTAGCGTCTTATACAGACCAATTATCACCAGATATCATTAGTGAAGCAGTTTTAACACCGGTTACGATGAAATATGTAAATGTCGTACCAGGTATCAAAGGAACTCAAAACGTCAACCTATTAAGTGAAACGTTAGTAGTCCAAACAGGAACAACTTGTGGTTGGTCTTCATCAGGAGACACTACTTTTACAGTAGCACCAATTACGGTTCAATCACTTAAAGTCAATCAATCTTTATGTCTTCAAGAATTAAATACGGTATGGTTGGGGTCTTACCTCAATAGTGGCTCCTATAACGAGCAGGCTCCGTTCGAGCAGGCTATCATCGACTTACAGACAAAACAAATCAAAAGATATAACGAGGATTTGTTATGGAACGCTACATCAGGTTCATCAACGTTTTCAGGTTTCATAGAAATCTTTAATTCCCCTAATTTCGTAAGTAATGGTGGTATTAAACTAACAGGTCAAACTGCTTTATGTTCTGTAACAGGTTCTACAACACAAGAAAAAGCAAACGCAATTCTTTCACAAGTAGATAACTTAATCAACTCATTAAACAGAAACGTGTATGACCGTGA